ACTTGACGCCCTCGGCGAAAGCACGCTGGAACTGCGGATCTTCGGCGTCCATGCCGCACTTGTCGGCGGCTTCCTTGACGGCCTCCTCGTCCAGAACAGGCTCGTCCTCGTCCTGCGCCTCGTCCTCGCGCATATGCTCAGACATGAGCTTGTCGCGCTCCTTCTCCTCGCCGTACTTCACGGCTTCGGCGGTGTCGAGGTCGTCATCTTCGGTCTCCACGACCTCTTCGACTTCCTCGTCCATACCGAGGGCCTGGATGGCTTTGGTGAGCTCTTCCACCTCTTCGGGGGAGAGCTTGGCGGCGATCTTGTTCACGGCTGCCATCACGGCTTCGGCCTTGTCGGCGTCCTCCGTCACGTCCATGATCTCGCCCGTTTCGGGGTTCGTCTTGTGGAGGTCAATAAGACCTTGTGCAAGCTCGACAATCCCCTTTGCATCCTTGACTTCCTTCATTTCCACCTCGGGGTCGGAGTCCTTGGCCCCGCGGAATCTGCGGAAAAATCCCTTCATGGTCTTCTCCATTTTTGAGGTGATGGTTTCGCGGGGCTTGGCGTCTGCCACAACGACATCCGCGCCAGCCCGTCCTTCTTCCACCAAGGCAACGTGATTGCCCTGGATGTTTCGCATGATGAAATCGTAGGGGACGCCCTCGAACGTGCCAGGAGTCCAGTCCGGCTCGTAGCGGTAGGCGCAGGAAAGCTCCTTCATGCGCCCGTCCTCGATGGCCCTGATGGCTTCGGCGTCCGTCACGATGAGACTGTTCTTGAGGTAGGGCGCTTCCCATCTGGCGTCCGTGCCGAGGGAGCCCACGCGGTACTCCTTCTGCGGGTCCTCCGCGTCCTCGATGTGGTGGTCGATGAGCAGGGGCAGGCCGTCGAAGGTCTTGGCCGCCTTGGCCAGTTCCTCGCCTGCCCTGTAGCCGTAGAAGATGTGGTTCGGGTCGAGGCCTTTCTCCTGCCAGCCGGGAATTTCCCTGCCGTAGTAGGGATTCACGGTCTCCTTGGAGATATTGCTGCTGGCAACATGCAGGAAGCCGTTGGCGTCCTTGGAGCGCATGGAGGGCGCGGCGTCCAGGGAGAGCGTGTCGGGGCGCTTTTCGTCTTTGGCGGGAGCCTCTTCCTGCGGACCTTCGGGGAAGGCGCTCATAAGCTCCCAGATCTCTTTGTCGGTAGCCTGACGGGCTTCGCCTTTTGCGTCTTCCAAAACAAAGAAGGGGAGCCCGATCGCCGCATCGGGATCTTCCATTTCCCCAGCGTACACTGCGTAGCCGTTCCATGTCCCCATACGGAGAGCGTTGGAAAAACCATACTGCTTTACGAGTTCTTTGGCGTTCATGCGCCTGCCCTCTTCATTGTTTCCTGATATTCTTGCGTGATTTGCGTGTTGTCAGTTCGGAAAATATATACATCTTTCATATTTAATGTTTTTGCAAAATACTTCTGGTACGCTTCGTCTTTTCCAGACGTAAAAACACCAGATTGAGAATCTATCAGATGTAGCTCGCCATTATTGTCTTTTGCCAAATTGAATATATGACCACTATTCATTCTAGACCATCTTAGGCTAAAGGCGTACCTTTCTCCCGGCTTGATAATGCTGTCGATCTGGTCAAGCATCTTCATACATGATTTTCTTTTTCGTGTATCCTTGCATTCAATCATGTTCATTTTAGGGGGTAAACCAGTTTCTATATCAATATAAGCGTGGCGAGATTGTGTCATCAGTTTTTTACCCAATGCGCCAGAACCGCCTTTTGCCACATCGCCTTGTGGCTTGGCTTCAACGTCGTAACCTCGACACCTTAATTCGTAGGCAAGAGTGCAGGTTTGACAATTTATCCTGTAGCCTCCACCTTGACTGAATTTCGGGTTTACAGACGTGCCATCCGCTTCAGCAAGCGTCATTGGCTTGCCTTGCGACACACCAGCGACTGTTTTTGGATTCTGGTTTGCTCTACGTTCCGATGCCTTGCTCCTAAGCTCTTTGCGTTCGTTTATAAATTTAACGTCTCTTTCAGCAAATGTACGCAAATATTCTAGAGCTGTCCATCTTCCTTGTTTGAGAGCTTTTAGTTCTAGGGCTAAATTTTTTAATTCCTGTTCACTTAAATTGAGTTCACCCTTTTCATATTGCTCTATCTTCTTTTTGAGCTCCAACGCTTTAGCATCGGATTCTTCAAAAGACATATTTTTTACTTTAGAAACAAAATCTTCCAGATTGAACTCTGGCGCAGCCGTCGAGGGCGTGGCGGGAGCCGGAGTCGGCGCATTTGCAGTCTGGATCTTCTCCATCTCCTGCTGGCGCTTCTGCAGGACGTCCTGCAGGCGGCTCTGGAGCTTCTGCCCTGCGCTGGTCTGAGAAGCAGGCGTCCGCATGGGGGCAGGTTTCGGCTTGCGGTCGGGGCGCTCGGTCAGACGATTGACCTGCGGGCCTCTGAACTTGGAGCGGATCTCGGAAATCTTCTGGCCCTTGAACTTGCCGCCGAAGCCTTTCTTCACGCCACCCGTCTCATCGTCGATCTCGACGTGCTGGCCTTTGTGCTCCTTGCCGTTGGGATGAACGGTGATCCAGCCGTCCTTCGCGGGAGCCTTGTCCTGCGCGAAGACGCTGAAGCCCAGAGAGGCCAGCTTGGAGCAGAATCTTTGAAGGGTGGCGTTCATCAAAGCACCTCTATTCGAAAACAGGCTGGGCAACACGATGAAGCATCAAAGACTCAGGAACCACGGCTCTATACTTGCAGTAGCAGCAGATTAGCTCTCCTGGCTTCACCCAGCGGTTCACTGCAGAATCCCAAAGACCAGTGGACAGAGTAAATTTCTTCCCATCCATGGCGACATGAGTAGGGCGGGAAGACTTCTTGCCCGGTACATGAATCCAGACGCCTTCCGTGATGCCAAGCTCCCTGTCCAAGGCCTGCGCCAGCGACTGCGTGGCCTTCAGCGTCTGGTCGCGGGCAATTACGCCCGCCCTCCGCTCCGAGACGCCAAAGGTCTTGGCTATCTTTTCCGTCAGCTTCTCGTGAGGCCAGCCAAAGGTCATGGCGTCCGTGACCATCTGCTGAACATCGCCATGGAGCTTTGCGGGAATGGTCTTGATGAGCGCCACGTTGGCCTCGACAAGCACCTGCACCCGCTCGTCTGCGAGGCGCCCCTCCAAGTCCTTGTCCTTGAGGGGGATGCTGATGCCAGCATCCCTCAGCGAAGAATTGCGGGCCTTCACCGTCCGACTGAGCACGTCCTTCACGATGCGGGGAGCAACCTTGTCGGCCAGGGATGAGAACTTTGCCGTCCACCTGTCTGAAAGCTTGTCCAGCGCCTCCTGCATCCGCTCAAGCGGAGAGCGCCACTTGGCGTCCCCAACAATGCGGGGCTCCAGCACGCTGTAGAGCTCCGACAGCCTGTGCTCGTAGTCCTCCTTCATGGCGCGGACCATGGAGCGAAGAGCCCTGCGGTAGAACGCGCGGATGCCGGGGTTGGCGTTGACAGCCCTGAGAGTGCGAACCTTGTCCTGCTGACGCCTTGCCATGAGCTACATCCTCAAGGCCGTGTTCGCCACGGCGGGACTTGCGGGTGCTGACGCGGACGGCTCCCGCTCCTGCATCTGGGGCTGGCCTGAAATGGCAGGCCCCTGCATAAGCATGTCATCGCCTTCGGCTTCTTCGGGAAGCTCTGGGTCGAGGCCGTCAAGGCCTGAGTCGGGGTCGGAGATGAGGATCTGGCGGGCCTCCTCGGGACTGATGACGTCGCGGTCGAGCAGGGCCATGAGATTGTTGATGCGCGTCTGCTGGGTCATGGCCTTGGCGCTCTCGTCATCTTCGGAGAGACTGCAGAAGCTAAAGCCAATCTTCCTGTCCACCTCTTTGAACAGGCTCACCTGCAGGACTTCCAGAACGCGCTGAAGGGCGGGACGGAGCACGGCCTCCTGCTGGGAAAGAACGTGATCGTAGTAGTTCCGCAGGTCGCTCTCGCCCGTGGCGTTGAAGCCGGAGGGCGAGATGCCGAGGAGCTTGACTACGGGCGTCCCGTTGATGGCGGCCACGAACTCCAGGCTCTGGCGCGGAACGTCCGTGATGCCGCCGAGGGGGGTCTCTACCTTCACAACGTCCTCGGCGTCCTTGTCCACGGCGATGACGCCGTCGTTGGAGCGGTTCTGCGCCATGATGGCGAGGCGGGCCATGAGGCCGGAGAGGTCGTTCGCGCCGCCAGTGAGGATGTCGGTCATGGCCGTCTTGAAGACAAGCTGCGAGAACTTGCCCATCATCCTGTTTACGCTGTCGCGGTTGGCCTGGAAGTGCATGACGTAGTCCCACAGGATCTGCGCCTTGGGGATGCCCAAGAAATTGTAGCTGGGCCGGAAGAGCAGGGGCGGTTCGTTGGCGAAGACGCGGATGAGCCTGCTGGCGTGAACTTCCTGACCGAGCACCCACCACATCTTCGGGACATAGTAGTCGGCGCGGAGCGGGTCCGTGCTGTTGTAGGTGCCAGGGAAGACGTTCACGGGGTCCACCACGCGGACGCCCTTGAGGAATCCGGGCCTTGCCTCCCTGCTCCAGCTTTCCAGCGAGAGCGGAAGCTTGAGGTCGGGGCCGGACGCGCCCGTATCGAGGTAGAGCAGGCACCCGCCGTAGTAGCCCGTCATGGCGGCGGCGCGGTGCATGACCTTCTGCAGGTCGAGACGCTTCACTGCCTTCTCCAGACGCTCAAGGCGTTCCTGCGCCTCGCCGTCTTCGATTCCGATGACGGCGAGGCG